ACTGGTGCTCCCGCTGGTAGGCAGCTATAAATGGGAGTCAAAGAGAGGAATTTATGCCAACAATTATCACCGCAACTCAGTTGCGATCCGTATTGGGTGTAAGTTCCTCTCTTTATGATGATACTTATCTAAATCAAATTATTGACACAGCAGAAACAGTTATTCTGCCAATGCTAGTTACATTCAAAGCACCTATTCAAGCAACCTCATTGTCAGACAATGTTGCTACATTTACCACACTAGGAATTCATGAATTTACCGAAGGACAATCAGTTGTCATCACAGGATGCGGAACACCCTACAACGGAACAAGAGTTGTGCTGGCAGATAATCTTGGACAATATACCTTTTCGCAATCGATCACTAATGCCGACATACTCGAGGCTAATGTCATCCCATCCGGAGTTGCTGCCCTTTCTGGCGGATCAACTTATGTTGGAAATGCAGCTGTTCAATCAGCCGTGTACACAGTTTCAGTTGAAGTCTTCCAAGCCCGACTTGCAGGCGGAGGACAAATCGAAGGAGTAGATTTCACAGCTACACCTTTCAGAATGGGTCGATCATTATTTAATAAATGTGTTGGATTACTTGGCTCATATATTGACACTGAAAGCATGGCTCAATAAATGCCTAATGAAACAATCCTTCAACAGATCCGCACACCTTTAGCAACTGCCTTATCTAGCGTTGCAGGAAATGTTTATTCATTCGTTCCTGAAACTGTTATCCCACCAGCTGTGGTTGTTGTTCCAGATAGCCCATATTTAGAATTTGAAACAATTAGCAAATTAAACATTCGCGCAAAAATTAACTTTACAATTTCAGTTGCTGTTGCATATAACAGTAATCCAGCATCACTCGATAATATCGAGCAATTAGTCATAAGTGTTCTGGCAGTAATTCCAGTTGGATATATTGTCAGCTCGGTTGAAAGACCGACAGTTACCCAAGTTGGTGCATCAACGCTGCTTATCGCAGATGTTCGAGTATCTACCTACTACACGCAAACAATATAAGGAGAAATCATGGCAACAGTCGTAATTACCGGTCGTGATGTTGGTTTATCTTTCACAGGTGGAACAGATATTCAAGCACAAGCGACCAATGCAGTTTTAACAAAGGTCAATGAGCGTCAGGTCTATCAGACAATGGATGGCGAGGCTTATAAGACCACAAACATTTCAGGAACATTCCAATTGGATATGTTGGCTGACTGGGGCAAGGCTAATTCAGTATGTGAGGCTTTATGGACTGCCGCTGAAACTGCACCAGATACAGATATCAGCATGACATTAACAGCTGCATCAGGAGCACAATTTGTGTTTCCAGTAAAACCAGAGTTTCCAACAGCTGGTGGATCAGGTGTTGATGCTCAAACTGTTTCCTTTACTTTCACAGTATCAAAGGGCGCAGTAACAGAAACATTTAGTTAAAATCTAGCAACGGGAGCAAACAATGAAGTTACCAATCACAATTGAATATAACTCAGGCGAGCAAGCAACATATATTGCCCAACCGCCTGAGTGGGCTAAATGGGAAAAATCAACTGGTCATACTATTAGCCAAGCAAAAGAAAAACTTGGCATGTGGGATCTAATGTTTTTAGCATACAACGCACACAAGCGTGAAGCTGCTGGAAAACCAGTTAAACCATTTGAGGCTTGGATGGAAACTATTGCCGATGTAATAGTCGGTGATGCAGACCCAAAAGTCATCCAGCAGGAAGCCTAAACAGATTATTGGTTGAGTTGGCAATAGCCACAAAAATACCAATGAGCGAATGGGTTGAAGCAGAGGATATTTTAACAGCGATCGAAGTATTGGAGGCGAGGTATGGCAAGTGAAACCATTGCTTATAGCCAAAAAGACTTGCGCGATATTAAAAAAGCCTTTAAACTTATTGACGAGGAAGCAAGTAATCAGGTGGCAATTCAGTCTGTTGCTTTGGCAAATTTTGCAGCTGAGGAAATTAAAACGGCTGCTAGAACAAGAACAAAATCAGGCAAAGTTTCGCAAAGAATTGCAGACGGCGTTAGTGTTTCAAAATCAACAAAAACACAAGCAGCCAAACTTGGAACATTCAGTTACGGTTTCGCACGACAAAAATTTTCAGGTGGTGCTACTACGCAATCGCTATGGGGTGGCGTTGAGTTTGGTTCAAATAAATTCAAACAGTTCCCTACATATTCTGGAAGGCAAGGTCGTGGATCTCGCGGATGGTTCATTTATCCAACCCTTCGCAGAATTCAGCCTGAATTGATTAAAAAATGGGAAGAAAGTTTTGATCGCATTATTAAGGAATGGGTCTGATGGCTACTGGTAATCGCACCTTAAAATTATCAATCCTTGCTGATGTTGATGATTTAAAAAAGAAGTTAGGCGAAGCTGACAATGCCGTTCAAACTAACAGCGAAAAGATTTCAGCATTTGGAAAGAAGGCTGCTGCTGCATTTGCGGTCGCTGCTGCTGCTGCCGTTGCCTATGGCACTAAATTAGCCATTGATGGGGTCAAGGCTGCAATAGAGGATGAGCAAGCGCAACTTAGGTTAGCTGCTGCATTACGAAGTGCCACAGGTGCTACTGATGCTCAAATAAAGGCAACTGAGGACATGATTCTTAAAACATCACTTGCCACAGGTGTTGCCGATGATCAGCTTAGACCAGCATTACAAAGATTAGCCGTTTCGACTAAAGATACTGAGGAAGCACAAAAATTATTAACATTAGCATTAGACATAAGCAAGGCATCTGGTAAAGATTTAGAGCAGGTAGCCAACGCGTTAGGTCGTGCGCAAGATGGCAATGTTACATCTTTAGGCAGATTAGGACTTGGTTTATCTAAAGCAGAATTATCTACATTGTCATTTACTGAGGTGCAAGCAAAACTTGCAGAATTGTATGGTGGCGCAGCTGCTACAAACGCAGAAACCTTTCAAGGCAAGATTGATCGCTTGACTGTTGCATTTGATGAGGCTAAAGAAAGTCTAGGATCTGCATTATTGCCATTTGTCGAGCAATTTATCACCTTCTTAAACGACAAAGGCATTCCAACATTAAATGGATTTATTGCAGGACTAACAGGTGATGAAGGATTAAATGCAGCTTTAACACAAACTCAACAAGGTGCTGCAAGTTTTGGCAGAACAATTGCAAGTATCTCAGGCATCATTTCAGGATTTATTACATTCTTAAGAGAAGCAATTGGCTTAGTTGTATCACTTGCTAATGAATTGATCCGAGCAGTTAATATTATTCCTGGAGTTAATATTGGTGCATTGCCTAACCCAGCACCATCAGCAGGTAGATCATCATTACCATCAGTTCCAAAAACAAGTAGTAATTTTGGCGGTGGCGGTATGGGTCAAGTTACAAACATTACAGTTAATGCTATTGATGGCGAAGGTGCTGCAAGAGCTGTGGCAAAGGTAGTTAATCAAAGTGCAGCCCGATCAACTCCAGCACTAAGTTATCAAGCAATTAAGGCAGCAGCAGGATAATGACTGCTTGGTCGCCAGATTGGAAACTTACTGTCGCTGGTGTGGATTATACTGATATTGCAATAAGCGACATTCAGCATCAGGCTGGTCGCGATGATATTTATCAGCAACCAAATCCATCTTATTTGCAAATTACATTTGTGGCATTATCTGGCCAAACATTGCCATTTGATATTAACGACAGTTTAAGTCTGCAAGTCAAGGACACATCAGCTGCTTATGTAAATATCTTTGGTGGCGACATAACAGATATTACTGTGAGCGTTGGCGCAACTGGATCAATTGCAACTGTCATTCAATACACAGTTCTTGCAATGGGATCACTTGTTAAGTTAGCAAAAGAATTATATTTAGGCACAATCTCACAGGATGAGGATGGCAACCAAATCTATGACTTATTGTCTAGCGTATTACTTGGCACTTGGAATGATGTGCCAGCAGCTACAACTTGGTCAGGATACGATGCAACTGAAACATGGGCTAATGCGCTAAATCTAGGACTTGGTGAAATTGACACTCCGGGTCTTTACACAATGGAAAACAGAGCAGCTGAAACAGATACTATTTACAACATTGCAAGTCTTATTGCTAACTCAGCATTTGGATATTTGTATGAGGACAATGAAGGCAACATTGGTTATGCCGATGCAGATCACAGGCAAAACTATTTGCTAACTAACGGATATGTCGATCTCGATGCCAATCATGCTTTAAGTCAAGGACTTAGCACAATCACTAGATCAGGTGATATCAGAAATGACATTGTTATCAATTATGGCAACAACTTTGGATCTCAAAAAACAGCAACCTCAGCGACTTCAATTGCAACTTATGGCTACAAAGCGGAAAGCCTAAATACAGTCCTTCATTCAGCTGTGGATGCTCAAGCTGTGGCAGATCGCTATATTGCCCAACGAGCCTTTCCACAACCAGCATTCCAGAGCGTTACCTTTCCAATCACAAATCCAGAGATTGACAATAGTGATCGGGATAATCTGCTTGGCGTATTTATGGGGCAACCTTTAAACATCCAGAACCTACCTAATCAAATCTCATCAGGTGAGTTTGAGGGATATGTTGAGGGTTGGTCATGGAGCACTAGGTTTAACGAATTATTTCTAACAATAAATCTTTCGCCTGTGGCATTTAGCCAAGTGGCGATGAGATGGAACACCACACCAATCACAGAGGCTTGGAACACTTTAAGCCCAACATTAACATGGGAATACGCTACAATCGTAGCCTGAGATAAAGGATAATATGGCAACTACTACGAATTACGGATGGACAACACCAGACGACACCGCTCTGGTCAAAGATGGCGCAGCTGCTATTCGCACGCTTGGTTCATCTGTTGATACAACGACTAAAGCATTAAACCCATCAACAACTCTTGGCGATATTGAATATCGTTCATCAACTGCAAACACAAATACAAGACTTGGGATTGGAACAACTGGACAAGTATTAGCAGTAAGCGGTGGAGTTCCTGCATGGAGCACAATTTCATCAGGTGGAATGACCTTAATATCTGAAACAGTAGCAAGTGCTTTAAGCAGTTTAAGTTTTACATCACTTGGAAGTTACAAACAATTGTTACTAATGTGGAGTGGTATTAAACATTCTGGAAATGGGTCAATTTTTACAATAAGATTTAATAATGATTCTGGAACAGTTTATAGAGTAGGTGGAATCAATTTTGGTGAAACAACTGGAAACGGTGCTGCAAATAGCACAAGTAGTTGGTTTAAAAGCGCAGGGGGTAATATTTATGCTTTTGGCGAAGCAGTAAATGCCGCTGGCGCTGAAACTCACGCAATGGGTGAGTTGCTAATTGATAATTACACTTCAAGCACTAAAGATAAAGTTGTTTCTAGCAAAGTTTCATATTATAGAAATGATATTGGTGATTGGAAATCAGCAAACAACATCGGATTTTTTGATTCAACTACTGCAATTACTTCAATTGATATTGTAAGAATTGCTGGAAGTGACACATTTTCAAATAATGGTGATACTACAATTAGATTATATGGGGTGGCATAATGAAAAGAATAATTAACTGCGAAACAGGCGAAGTCATTGATAGGGAATTAAATGACGATGAATTAAAACAAGAAAAAATTGATTGGGCTAATTCAAAAAAATTACAAAAAGAAGCCGAAGAAAAAGAAGCGGCACGCCAAGCAATTGCAGATCGTATTGGTTTAAGTGCCGATGAACTTAAATTGTTATTTGGCTAATGAAGGCTTGGTTATCTAAAGCTGCTGTTCAGTTAAGAGAACAAACTGATGACTGCTTCCCTGAGCGTTTGCGTAAATCTGATGGGTGGATTGGTGATGCTAGACATAGCACAAGAAAAAGCGACCATAACCCAGATCAAACAGGATGCGTGCGAGCAATTGATATTGACGCTCGGCTTTCTGACGACAAAGGGCTTTCAGCATATTTGGCAGATCAAATTAGATCCTATGGGAAAACTAGTGGGCGCATCAGTTATGTAATACATCAAAGCCGTATCGCATCGCCTTTACTTGGTTGGCGTTGGCGTAAATACAAAGGCAATCCGCACAATCATCATATTCATGTCAGTTTTAAAAAAGATCAGGACAAGAATTCAGAGTTCTTTAATATCCCACTACTAGGAGGCAAATAATGAAACTAACCAACAAACACAAAGCAGCAATTAAGTCATATCTAAGAGCTGTTGCAGCTTCCGGTATTACTGTCCTATTGGCAATTGCAGCCGATATTCGACCAGAGTATGCAATTCTGCTTGGTTCAATAGTTGCACCTGTTGCTAAAGCAATTGATCCAAGTTCAGGTAAAGAAGTTGATTACGGCGTAAATGCGAAATGACACCGAACGAATGGGTTGGATTAAGCGTTGGTCTTTGCGCCATCGCAACAAGTTTATTAGTGGGTCTGCGCTGGGTTATTAAGTCATACCTGCAAGAACTTAAACCTAATGGTGGCTCAAGCATGAAAGATCAATTGAACAGATTAGAAGCGCGTGTTGATGATCTGTTTATCTTAATTAGTAAGCGATAATTTATTTTATGGCGAACACACGAAAACCTATCAAACGCAAAAAGATCAATCGTCGCGTAGTTCGCCAAACTCCTGATCCAACAAAGATTGATGCGCATTACATTGCGTTGCACGAATGTTATAAAGCAGCTCGTAAAGCAGGATTTACACCAGAGCACGCATTCTGGTTAATGACAGAGCATAAGACTTTCCCTGATTGGGTCGTAGGCGATGGTGGGATTATTCCTTCCATAGATCCAACTGACGATGAGGATGACGATTAAGCGATATTTAGTTATCAGCGATCTTCAAATTCCATACCATCATGA